GCTTGTTGTCGAGCCGGACAACGGGGAGCTAACTAGAACGGGCGCTTATCAGATAAGAGAGGTAAAGGACGGCGATTCTGAATGAACGTAGCGTATGTTCGTGTATCTACTGTTGAACAGAATGAAGCTCGACAGGTGGAAGCGTTGAAGCGGCATAACATTGACCGTTGGTTCATTGAGAAAGTCTCTGGCAAGAATATGGATAGACCAGAGTTGCAGAAGATGCTTAAATCAGTTCAGCCGGGCGATACCGTGTTTATCCACGATTTCAGCCGCCTTGCCCGCAGCACGAAAGACTTGCTTGAAATGGTTGAAACGCTGCAAGCTAACGGCGTACACCTTGCCAGTGATAAAGAGAACCTAGATACAGGCACTCCCACAGGTAAACTGATGCTGACGATGATTGCAGCCATCAACGAATTTGAACGACAGAATATGCTTGACCGCCAGCAAGAGGGCATCGAAGTGGCAAAGCAGAAAGGTGTTTATAAAGGCCGCAAGCCCACCGAGTATGACCGCAACCTCTTTGATGTTCTCCATGAACAGGTGGAGAAGCGCATTCTTACGGTCACGGACGCTGCCAAGCAGCTTGGCGTGACCCGCCAGACATGGTATCGGATTGCTGAACAAAACAGGTAACATTGTTTGCAAACTAGAATAAAACCGAGCAAGAAAGGGAAAATAGCATGAAAACTGTAAAATTGTCAGAGCAGAGTTTGAAACTCATTGAAACGCTGTGTGATTACACCGACAAGCCCGATATTCTCAATGCCATTGCAGACGCTTTGTACTACGATGCAGACGAGCTGAAACGCAGGCTCAACCAGCTTGCAGAAGAAGTCAAATAAACTGAACAATCCATTTATTAAGATGGGTTTTAGCAAATAATTTTCCGAAAACAGAATTATAAAACCGAATATTTGATTTTTGTGCAGTTGTAGGCACTCTTTACATTTTCAGGTAGGGGGTGCCTATTTTTTATGCAGCCAAAGCAGTGTATCGCTATCATCGACAGCATCAAAGCGTATGCGAAGCAGAATCCGACCGAAGCACAGGTCTATGAGGACTGGTTTCAGGCAGTAGTGAACCTAAGAGACGCTCTGCCGCGAGATAAGCGGTTCGATGCCTACAAATACTCTGGTGAACTGCGCTCTGTCTGTGCAGCCATGATGGGTAAGATGAAAACAGGCGAGGACGTGGCGAAGGTCTATGACATTATTGGCCGCACATACCTGTTTGAAGCAAAGGATGTGTTCGACAGCTATTGCATCTACCTTGAATGGAATCGTGCGCCGGAAAAGAAGTTCTACCAGCCGAGAAGAAAGGTATTAAGAACCGTTGCGAACGCCCTGCAAGACCTTGCGGATGACAGACTGGACTTGCTGGCAATCTCGATGCCCCCC